CTTGTCCAGCCACGCGCGGTCCTCGCTGGTCAGGTGCACCGATCCTCCCTGTACGTGCGAGCGGCCGTAAGGACTTTGAGCCTGCGCGCCGGATCGGTTGTGGGCCGCCCGCCCGCCCGGCCGCGCCAGTCCTGGGCAGTGCCGTTACGACCTGAGCCGGCAGCAGGACCAGCCGTAGCCAACATGGGCCTGGGCCGTAAGGTGGTTGAGCCAGTCCTGCTGTATCTCAGCGTATCACGCGCAGGTGCGGCCGTATGCGCTTTGGTTTCCGTAACCAGATTGGGCCGCGCCAGGCAGCCGCCCGGCCGTAAAAGCTTTGGGCGTCCGCCGTAGCTCGCATGGGCCTGTCTTCGATCGTATCAGGCAGGGTGCGGCCGTCTCTACTGTGAGCTTGCGCCGTGCTCGGCATGAGCCGCACCCCTGGCCCGCCGGCCGTTTGGCGCTTGGGCTTGCGCCGTAACCACTTTGGGCCGCACGGGCACCGCCCGGTCGCGATCACCCTGGATAACCGTACCTGGGTACCGCTAGCCGTATGAGCCGGGCGGCAGCCGTCTTGGCTCTGGACGTTCGCGCCGTAACCTCTTTGAGCTGCTGCACCCGGCCCGGCCGTAACCCTTCTGGGCGTCTGCCGTAACCCGTCTGAGCCGATCGGGCTGGTAGCCGTAGGAGCTTTGGGCTGGCTGGGCTGCCGTGTCCTGCCATGGGCTACCGGGCAGCAGGGCGGCCCTGCTGTATCTAATCGTATCAGACCGGAGGTGGCATGGGCCTGCTTGAGCGCGTCGCCGCCGACCGGGGGGCCGAGTCGCGGGCCATCGGCGGGGTGCCGTGGCGGCCCTGGGACTCGCCCTACATGCGCTTCGACGCGGGCGGTCCGGCTCATCCGGCCCGCGCGTTCTACGGCACCGACCAGGCCCTCACCCTGGTCCCCGTCTACGCCTGCGTGCGGCTGATCGCCGAGTACATCGCCTCGCTGCCGATCAAGTTGTATCTCAAGGACCCCTCGTCAGGGAAGCACCGCCGCTACCACGGGCCGTCCATCTTCGACGACCCCGCCCCGGACACCAACGTCATGGACTGGATGTACCAGGCACTGACGTCGCTGCTGCTGCAAGGCAACGCGTGGGGCTACGTGCTGTCCCGCGACGGCTACGGCTACCCGCAGCAGATCGAGTGGATGCCGCCCGAGATGGTCTCGGTCACCGACGACACCTCCGGCCCGTACAATCCGCTGCGCACCCGGGTGTACTTCTACGGCCACGAGGTCAGCCGCGAGGAACGCTTCCACATCCGCGCGTTCGCGCTGCCCGGCCGGACCGAGGGGGTCAGCCCGATGCGGGCGTTCGCGCTGACCATCCTGAACGGGCTGGAAGCCACCCGGTACGGCACCGACTGGTTCAAGTCCGGCGGCTTCCCGCCCGGGACCTTCAAGAACAACGAGATTGAGATCGACGCGTCGCAGTCCTCGGAGATCCGGTCGCTGCTGACCCAGTCGATCCGCCGCCGCGAACCGCTGGTCTACGGCCGCGACTGGGACTACCACCCGGTGACCGTGCCGCCGTCCGAGGCGCAGTTCATCGAGGCGATGCAGCTGAACGCCACCCAGGTCGCCGCGGTCTACGGGCTGCCCCCGGACCGGGCCGGCGGCAAGCGCGGCGACAGCCTGACCTACTCCACGGTCGAGCAGGGCGCGCTGCAGATCATCGAGGCGCTGCGCCCGTGGCTGGTCCGGCTGGAGACCGCGTTCTTCGGCATCTTGCCGCAGAACCGGTACTGCCGGTTCAACGCCGACGCGCTGCTGAAGACCGACCTGCAGACGCGCGCGAACATCTACCGCACCTGGCGCGACATCGGCTACATGTCGGTGGACGAGATGCGCGAGATCGACGACCACGACCCGCTGCCGAACGCGCAGGGCACCGACAACATCCCGCTGGACGCGATCGTGGGCATGTCCCGGTCCACCCGGGCGATCCCGAACACGATCTTGCCGCAGGTCACGCTGGAATCGCGGCTGGCGCTGGAGTACCTCGAAGAGCTGCAGGGCGTCCCCGGCTACACCGCGCCGGGCGTGGGCCCGGGCGCGGCCGGGGCGGGCGCCGGCGAAGGCGAGAAGGTGCCCGGCCCGGTCCAGCCGAACCCGGCCGGGCCGCAGCCGTTCACCGCGCCCGACCCCACCCAGTTCATCGCCAAGGTCGTCGCCGCGGTCCGCGCGCAGCTCGCCGCGGAGGAGCAGGCCGCGGCCGCCGGCCCGCAGTTCGTCGGGCCGTGGATCCCGCGCGAGATGAACGGCAACGGGCGTCACTAACCCATGGTCCGTACTCAAGGGAGAACTCATGCCACCAGCGAAGAAGCCAGCTAAAGCAACGAAGAAGCCTGCGCCGAACACGCCTGCTCCCGCTGGCTCCTATGCGCTGCCTGGCGGCGGCCCCGGCGGTGCAGACGCGTACCCGATCAACACCAAGGCGCGCGGGGCCAACGCGCTGACCCGGGTGACTCAGGACGGGACGCCCGCGGAGCAGGCCAAGGTCCGCGCCGCGGTGAAGGCCAAGTACCCCGACTTGCCGTCCAGCCAGGGCAAGGGCGGCAGCCCGGCCGCGAAGGCCGCCAAGCCGGCGGCCAAGCCGGCCGCGAAACCGGCGGCGGCCAAGCCGAAGCCGGCCGTCACCAAGCCGCGTGCCAGGAAATCCTGACCGGCCTAGAAGGAATTTAAGGAAGGAACAGGATGGACCGGGACGCTATCAACAACCTGAACGACAGCCAGTTCGCCTACATCGAGCAGGGCGGGATGCGGGATGCCAAGGGGCGGACCGCGCCGCGGTCCAAGCGGCATTTCCCGGTCAACGACGAGGCCGCGGTCCGCCGGTCGATGGACGAGGCGCTGCGCTCGCCCTTCGGCCGGGACGGGATGCCGGGCATCATCGTGGCGGCCCGCAAGTTCGGCATCGCGGTGCTGGGCGCGCACCGGGCGCTGGCCGAGAACCCGGAGACCTCGGGGTTCCCCGAGCGCCGGTTCGTGAAGTTCCCGCTGGAGCTGCGCACCGTCGGCGACGGCAACCGGCACATCTGGGGCTACGCGGCCTGCTTCGACAAGCTGTCCAAGCGGCTCGGCGGGTTCGTGGAGCAGGTCAACCGGTCGGCGTTCAACGAGTCGAAGCGGGACGGCTGGCCGGACGTGGTATGCCGGTACAACCACAAGGACGACTATCTCCTCGGCACCACGTACGCGCGGACGCTGCAGCTGAGCCTGGACGAGACCGGCCTGCTGTACGAGGTCGAGCCGCCCCAGTCCCGGCAGGACATCCTGGAGTACGTCCAGCGCGGCGACATCCGCCACTCCAGTTTCGCGTTCCGGGTATACCCGGGCGGGGACGAGTGGGGGCTGTCCGAGCACCAGTACCCGATGCGGACCCTGCACGCGGTGCAGCTGGTCGACGTCGCCCCGGTACTGGACCCCGCCTACCCCGACGCAACCGCGGGCGCCCGCGCGATCGACGGGGCGGTCCGCTCGCTGTCGCAGTGGGTGCAGGCCGACCCGGAGGAAGTCCGGGCGCGGCTGGACGAGAACCGGGCGATGGACTTCTTCCGCCGCACCGACAACATCGGACCGCGCCAGGAGCAGAAGCAGCAGCAGAAGCAGCGCAAGACGCTGACCGGCGCGCTGGCCCTGCTCGACCTGCTGGACAACTCGGCCGACCCGTTCGCGGGAGAAGGCTAATGGACGTGCCGGGCGTGCGGGCACCTCAACCCTGAGTTCACCCGGAACTGCCGCATGTGCGGCAAGCGCAAGACGGTCAGGGGCCGTTGCAGCAATGGGTTCCGTCGCTTCTCTGAGCCCCTGACCAGGCACGATCCTACAACGTAAGACCGCAAGTTTACAACTGAATACAGAAGCCGCGGTAGCCGCCTTCCCGGGCGGGAGCCGGCTGATGACCAACTATCACCAGCTGCTTTCAGAAGGGAAGCACACATGGCCAGTGAGACCGCCAAGCGGCTCCGCGACCGTCGCCTGTCCGTATGGAACGAAGCAAAAAAAATCGCTGAGGACGCGGCCGGCGAGAACCGCGCCTTCACCCCTGAAGAGCAGGGTAAATGGGACGCGATGCAGGAGGAGATGCGGACCCTGGACGTCCGCATCGGCGCCGTGCTCGACACCGAGAAGCGGGCCAAGGCCGCCGACGACGCGTTCAACGACCTCGAGGGCCGGCCCCGCGACGCGCAGCGCGCCGGCGGCCAGGCCGGTTCCGTCGGCCAGCAGGCCGAGGAGATCCGCAAGTGGGCCCGCGGCGCCGACGGCGCCCCGCGCGCCATCGAAGTCCGCCGCCAGGCGCCCGGCCCGGTCAACTACCGGACCCTGCTCACCACCGGCACGGTCTCCGCGGCCATCCCGACCGACTTCTACGACCAGGTGATCGCCCATCTGATCGAGGTCTCGGGCGTGATGCAGTGCGGGCCGACCGTGCTGAACACCGGCGGTGGCGAGACGCTGCAGGTGCCGAAGACCACCACGCACTCGACCGCGGCCTCCGCCGGCCAGGGCTCGGCGCTGCCCACCTCGGACCCCGCGTTCGGGATGCAGCCGCTGTCCGCCTACAAGTACGGCGTGATGCTCCAGGTCGCCCGCGAGCTGATCGACGACACCGCGGTGGACCTGCTCGGCTACCTGGCCATGCAGGCCGGCCGCGCGCTCGGCAACGCGTTCGGCACCGACCTGGTCAACGGCACCGGCACGGCCCAGCCGTCCGGGGTCGTCACCGGTGCCACGGTCGGCGTGTCCGGCACGGTCACCGGGGTCAGCGGCGCGCCCAGCTACGCCAACCTGGTGGACCTCGAATACTCCGTCATCGCGCCCTACCGCCAGAGCCGGTCGTGCTATTGGCTCGCGGCGGACAAGACGATCGGGGGCTTCAGGAAGATCACCGACACCACGGGCCGTCCCATCTGGGAGCCCTCGGCGGTGCTCGGCTCGCCCGACCTGCTGCTCGGCAAGCCGCTCGTCGCCGACCCGTTCATGCCCGCCCAGGCCGCCAGCGCGCTGTGCATCGCGTTCGGCGACTTCAGCCAGTACTTCGTGCGGCTGGTCGGCGGGGTCCGCTTCGAGCGTAGCGACGACTTCGCCTTCTCCCAGGACCTCGTGACATTTCGAGCCATACTTCGTGGAGATGGTACCCTCGTGGATCGCACCGGGGCAATTAAAGTCTACAAGGGCGCAACAAGCTGACCTGGGGTTTTACCCTCTCAAAGGTCTGCATGGGGGTTTCCTAGTGAAACTCCCGTAAGCTGGTATCATGGCGAGAGCGGGCGGCATGCGCGCCGCCCGCTCTCTAGCCAGAACCCTTGCAGGAGGGTGCCAGCCATGCCCGAGGTTACGTGTTCTTTCGAGGGCTGCGACAAGCCGCGTTACAGCCGCAGCTACTGCACACAGCATTACCGTCAGTTCATCAACGGCAAAACACTCCGGCCGCTACGGGATTACAACCGTCAACCGCAGGCATGCAAAGCACCGGAGTGCAACCAGAAACCCCATGCGCACGGCTACTGCAAGGTGCACCTCGGGCGCCTGACCCGGTACGGCCGCCTGGACCGGGTTTACGAGCAGTACGCACCCGACACAACCTGCAAGGTGCAGGACTGCGGGAAGCCGGTTAAGGCACTCGGCTACTGCGAGACGCATTACATGCGGGTCCGCCGTCATGGCGAACCTGGAACCGCCGAATCCCAGGCACATAAGCGTCGGTCCAAGTACGAGGGCGTGACGTGCGCGGTGGAAGGGTGCGATCGGCAAGCAGTATCCCAGGGCTGGTGCCGGATGCATTATGCCCGCTGGAAGAGCACGGGTGACGCCGCAGGCAAGTGGGGTGCGCAGCCGCGGCGCAGCCGTGGTTACGTGACGACGGATGGCTACCGGATGTCGCCGGAACGCCGCAACGGCCGTCCGGTGCTGGAGCACCGGCTGGTGATGGAACAGGTGAT